CCGGAAAAGAACGGGTGGGTAAAAAGGCTTAAAGACGCCGGATTACGCCCCGAGCTGGTCATCCTCTCGGTCGCAAGCAAAGAGCAGATGGCGGGTATCGAAAGGGAGCACATAACAGCGTTGCGCGCACAGGGGCAATCCGATCTCAATAAGTGGCTGACGAAGACCCACGACAAGCCGGGAGCATACGAAAGAATGCGTCAAGAAAAATTCCGTTTGGAGCGAGAGAACGCAGAACTCCGCGCTGAGATTGCCAGATTGCAATCTGCATTTTTCTGCGACTTGGTGTGAACACGCGTGCAACATGCAACACCAATGCAACATGTTGCACGCGTTGCATGTTGCATTTATCCCGAATTATGCAACGCAACACACCACACCCTATGGGTGTGTTGCATGTTGCATAGGGAATGGTCGCTCGGTGTTGCTCTGGACGTAAAAGATTACGACCAAACGCAAGTCGCAAATAATTACATGTGGAGGGAACGATGCCGAACAACTCTAAAAAACTGGTGGCCGTGAACGAGCGCGGTTACCGCATCGGCGAGGATCACCCCTGCGCCGTGCTGACCGATCGGGATATCGAATTGCTGTTCCAGCTACACGAAGAGGGCTGGGGCTATCGCAGGCTGGCCGCGAAGTTCGATTGCAGCAAGTCGCTGGTGCGCAGGATCTTGAAGGGCGAGGTAAGAGGCCAACACCCAACGCGCTTCAAGCCCATGCCTTAGCGGTGCACCTAATGCCGCCTTGAGTTTTATGCTGATGCCATCTGAAGTAGACGCATATAGATGAAAGTAGACGATGGCAACAGGGGTCAAGACAGGCGGGAGGGCACCAGGCACTCCGAACAAAGTCACGCGCACTGTGCGCGAAGCCTTTGAACGCGCTTTCACTCTGCTGCAAGAGAACGACGAGGCCAAGCTTGAAGAGTGGGCCAAGCGCAACACCACCGAGTTCTACAAGCTTGCCGCGAAACTAATCCCTGCCGATATCAATGCCCACTTGACGGGCGGCCTGGTATTGCAAGTGGTCACTGGGGTGCCCGACGATGAAGAAGAAACGGATGTCTGGGACCTTGTGTGAGCGCGGTCACCCTCGACTACCAGCCGCGAGATTGGCAGAAGCGTTGCCACAAAGAGCGCAAACGCTTCACGGTGCTGGCTCTGCACCGCCGCGCCGGCAAGACCGAACTCGCCATCATGGAACTGGTGGACAAAGCATTACGCTTTGACAACACGCTTGGCCTCTTCTTTTACGTCGCCCCTTTCCTCAAGCAAGCCAAGCTGATTGCCTGGGCGCGGCTTAAGTCTCGCGTGGCGCCCCTGCTGCGGGCTGGGGCATGCGAGATCAACGAGTCCGAGCTGTCTGTCACATTCCATCACAATGGCGCCGCCATCCGCGTGTACGGCGCCGATAACCCCGACGGTATGCGCGGCGTGCGTCTGGATGGCGCCGTGATCGACGAGGTGGCTCAGATCAAACCCGAGGTGTGGGACGACATCCTGCAACCGGCTTTATCCGACCGCAAGGGCTGGGCGCTGTTCATCGGCACACCGCAAGGCGTCAACCTGTTCAGCGAACTCTACTACAAGGCCCAGCGCACGCCTGAGTGGCATGGCGCGCTGTTCACGGTGTACGACACCCAAGCGCTTGACCCTAAGGAGGTGGAGCGCTTGAAACGCGACATGAACGAGACATCGTTCATGCGTGAGTATCTGTGTGATTTCACCGCGTCGGGTGAAGACCAGTTGATCAGCCTGGCCGATGCTGATGAAGCATCCCGCCGCGTGTATGGCGCGAGAGACATTGACCACTCGCCGCGCGTGTTGGGCATTGACCCGGCCCGGTTCGGCGATGACCGCAGCGTGATATTCCCACGGCAAGGGCTGCAAGCCTTCCCGCCTATCGTGTTCCGCGGCATCGACAACATGCAACTGGCCGCGCGTATCGCTGAAAAGATAGACACATGGAGTCCCGACGCCGTGTTCATTGATGCGGGCGGCGGTCAAGGCGTGATCGATCGTCTGCGTCAACTGGGGCACACCGTGATCGAAGTCAATTTCGGCGGCAAGGCCAGCGACCCCACATACACAAACCGCCGCACGCAGATGTGGTACTCGATGCGTGAGTGGCTGCGCGCAGGGGGCGCGATCCCCGATGACGTGATGCTCAAGCAAGACATCGCCGCGCCAATTTACTGGTACGACCAACTCAACCGCATCGTGTTGGAGCCTAAGGACGACGTAAAAAAGCGCATTCAGCGATCCCCTGATATGGGCGACGCGCTCGCGCTGTCCTTCGCGCACCCCGTCGCCGCGCGCAAACACGGCTTGTTCCTGCCACATGGCGGTGCACCTAATAACGCTCAACGCGAACATGATCCTCTTGCAAACCTCAATGGATAAAACATGTTCGACATTCGCCGTTGCACCATCAATGAGATCGAAACCGCGCCCAATATAGCCGCTGTGCTGGCTGAGTACGCGGCAGAGAGTGCCATTGAGGAGTTCGGTCCGGCTAACGTCCAGTTCGATACCTACCGCAATCTCGAAGCCAGCGGCGCGCTGCATCCGATGGGCGCGTTCGAGGATGGCAGGCTGATCGGGTTCATCACCGTGATCATGATCGTGCTGCCGCACCACGGTGTCAGCAGCGCGACAGTCGAGTCATTCTTCGTGCCGCGCGCAGCCCGCAAGAAAGGCATTGGCCTGCTGCTGCTGGGGCACGCCGAGGATGTCGTGCGAGATATGGGCGCCAAGGTGCTGCTGCAGAGCGCACCGATCGATGGCTCGCTGGCAAGGGTGCTATCCCGCAAGGGTTCGCAGTATCGCCCCTGCCGCACCATGTTCGTGAAGGCACTGGCGTGAATCTCCCTGTCGTCATCACCCCCCGCATACCGGCCATGACGGTTGCTGCCATCAACAAGGTGCGCGCGCTTGAAAAGCAACTCCTGCAGTGCAAGCAGGAACCGGTCACAACCTACCACCTGATCCACGCCGGCATGTATGCGCGCACGATCACGATCCCCGCCGGCCTGGTGCTGACTGGTGCGCTGATCAAGCGCGCAACGATTCTGATTCTGAATGGCGATGCGGTCGTCGGCACAGGCGAAAGCACCCTGCACCTCGCCGGCTACCACGTGATACCGGCCAGCGCGAACCGCAAGCAAGCATTCCACGCCCTGGCCGACACGCAGCTCACCATGCTTTTCCCGACCACTGCCGAGAACACCAAAGACGCCGAAGAGGAATTCACCGACGAGGTGGACCTGTTGTTCTCCCGATACGGAGAGAACGTCATCAACATTACGGGAGAATAAATATGAGCGGAGGAATTGCTATCGCTGCCGCCGTCATCGGGGCGGGCGCGGCCATCTATAGCTCGAACCAATCGGCCAAGTCGGCCGACGCGTCGCGCGAGCAGCAACAAACGATCGCCGATCAGCAACGGCAGGACGCGATCACTGCACAAGCCAACTTACCGCAGGCCACGCAGGCGCCGGACAACGCCGCCGTGCGCGCCAAGGCCGTCACCAGCGCGCTCACCGGCTCGGGTGCAGGCAACGCTTCCACCTTTCTGACTGGTTCCAGCGGCATCGATGACGCGTCGCTCAACCTGGGCAAGAGCACCTTGCTAGGCCAGTAATGACCGAGCTCACTAAACGCTCGCAGTACCTGACGCGACTATCCGCTCTGAAGAACGAGCGCTCGTCGTGGTTCACGCAATGGCGTGAGATCAGCGACTTCGTGCTGCCGCGTTCCGGCCGCTTCTTCATCACCGACCGCAACCAGGGCGGCAAGCGGCACAACAACATTTACGACTCCACCGGCACCCGCGCTGCGCGTGTGCTGGCCGCCGGCATGATGGCCGGCATGACCAGCCCGGCCCGGCCGTGGTTCAGGCTGGCAACCTCAAACCCGGATCTGATGGAGTCGGCACCGGTCAAGATTTGGCTGGATCAGGTCACGCGCTTGATGCGCGACATCTTTGCCAAGTCCAACACCTACCGCGCATTGCACTCGCTCTACGAGGAGCTGGGCACCTTCGGCACCGGCGCCAACTTCATTACGCCCAGCTTCAAGACCGTGATGCACAACACGCCGCTGACCATCGGCGAGTATTGCATTGCGACCGACCATGAGGGCAACGTCAACACGCTGGCCCGCGAGTTCGAGATGCAAGTCGGCCCGATGGTCGAGCAGTTCGGGCTTGAGAATCTCAGCGCCACCGTGCAGAACCTCTACAAGAACGGCACCGGCATCGATAGCTGGGTGCCAGTCTGCCATCTGGTGGAGCCGCGCAAGATCCGCGATTACGCCAAGCGCGACAACATGAACATGGCTTTCAAGTCGGTCTATTTCGAGGCCGGCGGCAACGAGGACACGTTCCTGTCCGAGTCTGGCTTCAAGCGTTTTCCTGCGCTGTGCCCACGCTGGGCCGCAGTCGGCGGCGACATCTACGGCAACTCGCCCGGCATGGAAGCCTTGGGCGATATCAAGCAACTGCAGCATGACCAGATGCGCAAGTCGCAAGCGGTCGATTACATGGTCAAACCCCCGCTGGCCCTGCCCACCGCGCTGAAGGATCAGCCGCATTCGATCCTGCCGGGCGGCACTGCCTACTTCGACATGGCCGGTCCGAACAACAAGATCACCTCCATGTTCGACGTGAACCTCAACCTGTCGCACTTGCTGGAAGACATCCGCGATGTGCGCAACCGCATCAACTCCACGTTCTACGCCGATCTGTTCCTGATGCTGGCCCAGGCCGACACCGGCCAGATGACCGCGCGCGAAGTGGCCGAGCGGCACGAAGAGAAGCTGCTGATGCTGGGGCCGGTGCTGGAGCGCCTACACAACGAGCTGCTGCAGCCGCTGATCGACATCACGTTCGACCGCATCATCGAAGCCGGCATCGTGCCGCCACCGCCGCCTGAAATGCACGGCATGGAGCTGAACGTCGAGTTCGTCTCGATGCTGGCCCAGGCTCAGCGCGCCGTCGGCACGCAGTCGGTGGACCGCCTGATCGGCACTATCAGCTCGATCGCCATGATGCAGGCCAACGCGGGCGTGCACCCGGACGCACTGGACAAG